CCGTGATTCTTCAGAACACGGGCAAGAAGGCCAACATATGCGTACTCTCGCTGGTGGGCTTCAATGCCGCCAAAGAGAATATGAACATAACTGACCGCGTGAAGTACACCTCCGCTGACTCCGTCACCGAAGGTATGCTTGCCAAACTGTTCAACATCGGCGAGGTGCTTGTTTCCCGCGCCACGAACAATGTGGCTGATGAGGGTCTGACCGACTCGATGTCCTTCCTTATGACGGACTGCGCGTGGGTGGGCTACATAGAGAAGTCACCTGGTCTGCGGAAGGCCTCTGCCCTCTACACCTTCGAGAAAGGCCCGTTCTCTGTCAAGAAGTACCGCGTTGAAGAGCGCGATGGTGATATGATAGAAGTCAGTTCGATGTTCGCGCCGAAGATAGTTGCTTCTGACTGCGGATTCTCGTTCTGGAATGTTGCTTAATTAGTAATCTGTAAAAGACGGGGGGGGGAGTTCCCCTATCTCTCCCCCCCTTCTTAAATATAGGGAGATACCAAATGATTGACACTATGAAGCCGTACACCACCAACGAGGAACTGCCAGAACCCAAGGTGAAGAAAGATAAGAAGACTGGCGTGGTTAAGATGGTTGAATACGCGGAAGCCCGCTATTTTCTGCGGATGACTCCCGTGTCATACGAACTTATCAAAGTTTTCAAAAAGCCGACTGGTGTTCTTCGCCGCCATTGCACCACGATGAAGCGCAACAACAAGGCGCATATGGCGCAGTTCAAGAAACTCAAAGAGGCGGGCATTCCGGTGATTGCCTAAAGGGTTAATACAATGGGAACCTACGCGACAACGACCAGCATATCACTTCTTCTGCCTGGTGTGCTGAAGACAAACACGACTACTGGTGATGCGGTAGGTGTCGCAAGTTTCTCCCACCACATCGACAGGGCAGAGGGGTTAGTGAACGGGTACATATCCGCGCGATACTCTCTGCCCTTTACCCTTGTTCCACCGCTTATCCGCACCTTGTCTGAAGACATATCGTGCTTCTATTTCATCCGTGGAACCTATGTTCAAGACGGAGAACGGAAGAACCAGTATGCCGATGCCTTCAAAGAGGCCATCACACAGTTGGAGCAGATACGCGACGGCAAGACACCGCTTTCGCTCACCGATGGCAGTCTTCTTCCCCAGGTCACGATAGGCAAGTTCATATCATCCACAAAGAACTATGCCCCGACCTTCAATGAAGATGCACCGGAGAACTGGATTGGTGATGCCGACAAGGAGTCTGATATTGCTGGAGATAGGTGATGGCAGAGTCCGCTTCTATAAAGTTTGAGAATAGCGAATGGAAGGCATTCTTAAACCATATCAAGAAGGGACTGGATTGGGAAAAGATACTTCGGGCCGCGTTTTCAATTGCTGGATTCGCAGACATAAATTCGCACTTTAGAAGTGAGCAAGGCGAAGATGGTGCTTGGAAGGCGCGGGAGTATAAAACCCAAATCTCATACGCGAACTACTTCAACGGAAGGTGGAAGTTGCCAGCGGGGACATCAAGAAAGTCGTTTGACCCGCTTAACAAGATTCTGCAACACACCGGAAAATTACGGAATAGCATACTTGGAACAAACGACTTTAAGAAGAGTGCAGTTAAGCGGATTTCCAGAACCTCGATTATGTTGTTCAGCAATGTGGACTATTCTGGGATTCACGACAGGGGCGGGAATGGAATGCCGAAGCGCGAGTTTATGTGGTTGAGCAATAGCGCACGGAACAAAATGGAAGACATAATAATGAACATAGCGTTCAAGGATTAAATGGCACTTAACTATAAGGACAAGATAAGCGCACTTAAAACGATGCTGGTTGCATCTAACACCATCACGGCATCCGTTGACCTATCTTCATCCCTTACCACTCGCATTGCCGATGATTCCATATTCACCGATGACATTGAAGCGAAGTCCATCCGCGCGACAGATTTCCCTTGCATATTCATCCGCGCGACAGACAAGACCGAAGACTTCGCCACACTTGGCGCGACTGGTTCATCCAACAACTACAAGCAAGCCGACATCACTTACCAGGTGGTTGGTATGTACCGGAAAGATGGAGCGTGGTCAGACAATGCCACTTTATTCGATGAGGTCTATAAACTTGCATCGAACATCGAGAATGTTCTACGAAATGATATAACCCTTGGGGGTTCTGCGCTATGGGCGCAACCGGAAACCACCAGTTTCACTTCTCCTATGGAGAACAATGGGGTATGGGTGAAGGGTGTTGAAATCACCCTCAAAGCGAAGTACCACTTCAAATAATGGAATGGGGAGAAAAATGGCATTACTTAACTACAAAGATGTGAAGAAACAGAGTGTCGCGGTGTACGCTAACTTCGCGGAGAAGTGGCAGAAGCATTCGTTGGAAAACTCTAAACTGAAATCCGTGCATCCCGAAACATTCCAGAACATCGGGCTGGGCAAGGCACTTGTATTCTGCGCGATGGGCGCGAGTCTTGAGAAGGACATTGAACTGCTGAAACAGTATCGTGACCGCGTGGATATTATGTGTTGCGATAAGGCATTCGGCAAACTGCTGGACAACGGCATCAAGGCAGACTATGTAATGCTTGCCGATGCGAACATAGATTACGATGCTTGGCTTGCTCCGTACATATGGCAGACCGAAGGCGTGAAACTTATCAGCACAGTCTACGCGAACCCGCAATGGACAAGCAAGTGGCGCGGGGATGTCACCTTTTATATGAACAAGGATGCCATCGGTTCTGAACGGCACTTCCTCCCGACCTGGGGGGACAATATGCGGATAATCCCCGCCAGTTCCAATGTCAGCAACGCGATGGTGGTGTTTATGCTTGGATGCGATGACAACTCGCGCATCAACTACGCGGGCTACCAGCACTACTTCCTCACCGGATTTGATTACTCTTGGCAGACCGATGGCAACTACTACGCCTTCTGCAATCCAGCGGACAAGCGGCACTATATGAACCACCGCACATTCTTGGATTGCTACAAGAACATCTGCCACACAAGCGAGAATCTTATTTTCAGCGCGAAGTGGTTGATGCAGTACATAGAAACTTTCAAGATTCCGGTTATGAATTGTAGTGGGCGTGGTCTGCTGGAGATTAGTTCGCGCGGGGAACTGTCCGCGATTCTGCCGAAGATGACACCGGATAAAACTGTTCCAAAGCGCATACGCGAAGAGTATGAAAATCTGCGAAAACTGCACTCCGCTTTTAACGAGGCAGAGGCAAAGTTCAATAAGAATAGAGAGGTACTAATATGGCAATAGGTGATGGAGCGGAGTCTGCGGTAAGGAGTTATGTGGCGGTTGGCGCAGAAGGTACTTTCGGTACTTATGCGACTTGCACCACGGCTATGGAAGTTTTGTCTTGCGGTTTCAAGACCGACATCAAGACTATGAAACTGGATTCCCTGTCCACGAATCGCGGGATGTCGCGGAGGGTTCAGTTGGACAAGAGCGTGTCCGGTTCTATTGAGGCATACGCGCATCCGGTGGAAAGCCCGCTGGTGTTCGCCGCTTCGCTGGGTGGTTCAGTAACATCCACTCTTCTGTCCACCGGAGTATATTCGCATATACTTGAAGCGGGTAACTTTGAAGGCACTATCCCTTCTATATCCTTCAATGTGCGGAAGGGTTCGACCCAGGTCTGGCAGTATTCCGGCGGGCGCGTGAACTCGCTGAAACTGACCGCGAATGTTGGCGAACCGCTGAAGATGTCTGCTGACTTCATATTCAAGGATTCCTCAACCCTTGCCAACGACATCAGCACGGCACTTTCTCTGACCTCGTACATCCCGTGGACTTTCGTACACGGCACTTTCACTTACTCTGCCACCGCGCAGAAGGTGACTGGGTTTGAGTTGTCCATCGACAATGGCCTTAAAAGTGACAAGGATGCCCGTGCGCTGGGTCAGAACACCCTTGTGGTGCTTCCCCCTACCCGCAGAGAGGTGTCATTCAAGATAACCCAGCGTTTCGACACCACGACCACCTGGGCATCTTTTATGCAGATGACCACGGGCGCGGTGCAGTTGGCGTTCACTTCTTCTGATTCTCTGTCTT